CTGACATGGGCGGCTGACCTAGCCTCAGTGGAACGCGAGATTGACCAACTCATGGTTCAGCTTCTCATCAAGCTGAAGCTCTCCCCAGTGCTCTTGGCTGGCCAGGGCGAAGGTCACGCCGAAAGCGGCACGGCTCTGCGAATCAGGCTAATACCAACCCTGTCCAAGGTGCGAAAATTCGCCACCGCGCTCAAGGTTGCCATTCCCCAGGTGCAAAGCCTGAAGAGCAAGCTTGATGCTGCTCTAGGAATCGAAGGTTCTCAAGCATACGAGCCCGAAGATGTGACAGTCCATATGCAAGACGGCATCCCCGATGACCCGATGGAGAGGGCACAGATCCGGCTCACCAAGGCGCAAGCAATCGGCACCCTGAAGGCGCAGGGCGTCATAGACGGGGCAACATCCCTGAGGGCCGCGATCATCTGCAAGATCATCCCCAAAGAGGCACTGGCCGAAATGGTAGACGATCCCGAGACGGAAAGCATGATCGCTGCCGCGACTGGCCGGCTCCGAGAAGAGAACAGTATGAATTTCTAATTATAAACAAGCCACTCCGGGCTTACCGGAGGATGGGCGACATCGGCCCTAACTGATGGTGGTACCACTATGACAGAACCTATTGACACTCTTACGCCTGAAGGCGGTAATGTTCCGACGCCGGAACCAAAACCAGCGGAAAAGAAACGTGAATTCACTCAGGAAGAGCTGGACAAGATGTTCTCAGATCGGGCATCTCAAGCAGAGAAAGCGACTGCAAAGAAGTTCCAGAAGCAAATCGAGGAACTCACTGCTCAGATCGATGAATTCAAGGGCAAGGATCTTGGAGAGCTGGAAAAGCTCCAAAAGAAGCTGGAGAAGGCGACCAAAGACCTTGCAGACAAGGATACTGAACTGACCGGCACCAGGCTAGAGCTAATGAAAACCAAAGCTCTGCTCCGGGCGGGGGCTCCTCCTGAAAAGGTGGACCGTCTGCTCAAGCGCGTGGCCGGCACCACTGAAGAGGAGATCTCTGCAGATGTGCAGGAACTTGTGGCTCTCGGATGGATCGGCAAAGCACCAGAAGCGGAAGGTAAGCCCGCCGCAAACGGATCTGGCAAACCTCCTGTCAAGGACAGTATCAAGAAGTTCACAAAGGCCCAACTAAGCGCCATGACGCCGGAAGAATATGATGCCAATAGGGCTGATATCATGAAGGCAATGGAAGCGGGCCAAATAACGTGATGGGCATCATCTATTGCCCATTATTAAGGATGTTTTGAAATGACTCTCAACAACTTTATCCCTGCAATATGGGCTAACGAATTTGCCAGGAACTTGGAAAAGTTCCTCGTATATGCACAGCCGGGCGTGGTCAACAGGGACTATGAAGGCGAAATTTCCGGGGCAGGTTCCTCTGTCAAAATCAATGGCATCGGACCCGTGACAGTCGGAAACTATGTCAAGAATACCAACATCGGCGATCCCGAGACCCTGACCGACGCTCAGACAACCCTGACCATCGACCAGCAGAAGTATTTCAACTTCCAGGTTGATGATATTGACAAGGCCCAGACCAAACCCAAGGTAATGGCCAATGCCATGCTCCGGGCGGGGTACGGCATGAGGGATGCTATCGATCAGTATATAGCAAGCCTCTACACAGACGCCGCCGCTGCTAACCTGATAGGCACAGATGCAGTACCAAAGGTACCCAACAACACCGCCGGCGACCCCAGCAACGTCTATAACCTCCTGGTGGATGCAGCGGTCGCCCTGACCGACAGCAAGGTTCCGACTGAGGGCAGATGGGTTATTGTGCCTCCCTGGTTCTATGGCAGGCTGCTCAAGGAGTCCATATTCGTGAAGGCCAACGAGTCCGGAAGCGATCAGGCTCTGAGGAATGGTATTGTTGGAAAGGCCGCCGGGTTCACGGTCCTACAGTCTCACAATGTGCCGAACACCGCCGGCACGAAATACAAGATCATGTTCGGCGTGGGTGACGCGATCTCTTACGCATCCCAGATCATCGAAGTCGAAGGCTACCGGCCTGAGAAGAGGTTCGCCGACGCCGTCAAGGGTCTGAATGTCTTTGGCGCTAAGGTCGTCTATCCCGAGATGCTCGGCGTTCTGACCTGCAATATTGCTTGAGGTGGACAGATGAAGAAATTTATTCTTTTCTTTGCCCTCCTGGCTATGATGGGCATGGCGAGCGCGACCTATTCAGCTATCACCGCTGTCTCCGCGTTGGATAACCTGAATGACTATGCGTCGGCCCCAACGGCATGGACCGCCCTTGCTGGCAACGATTCCATCAACTATTATGCCTGGCCGGCTGGCTACGAC